CACGTAAAATTGAACTTTTTAATTGAACTTTTGAACTTGCAAAAATTGAATTTTGAACAACAAAAAAGCGGTTCAAAATTGAACCGCTTTAATATTTAACTTTCTTCTTCTAACTTAATCATATCTATTTCAAACTGTAGCGTACTCACTCCGAATAGAATCTTATACGCGAGTTCCATACCACGCGCCATCCAATAGCAGTTTGTCTCTCTTTTTTCTGAAAACGCTACTTCAAGCAATTCTCTATGCTTGCGCTCGAATTTCTTTAGCGTGTCATGTTCTTTAGTAGCCATTGCATACCGTCCTTAGCCTTCATGCTTATAAAACGCCATGCGGATAAACGCCATACACGTCTAATTGTTTGCCATTTTTGGTTTCAACATCTTCAAGAATACAATCATACGGTTCCTCAAAATTGTAATTATAATTAACCATAGCGTCAAACATAAATGCTTTACCTTCATTGTCATTACCCCAGTAAAGACCGTGGATTAGTTCGCCGTTTTCGTTATAAATATTGGTTTTAATCATTGTCTTAGCCTTTCTAAGCGTGCTTTAGCTTGTCTTATGATTAACCATATGCGCCGCTTTTAATCGCGGCGCATATGGTTTTAAAATAGCTACTTGCTTTCAGCCTTGGCAGCTTCACGACGCAATGCCTGATATTCTGCGCTATCGACCACTGCGTAACGCTTGACCTCTTTTCGGGTCTTGTAATCGACTGCAAAAAGCTGGTCAAAATGTCCGTTAGCTTCATCATGCAGCAGACCGCGCGCGTTGTTCTTGCTCAGCTTTTCCGTGGTGAAAACGTCGAGCGCAACGCCGCCCGGGGTCAATCCGTTTTCATCAGTCCAATAACCGAACGCGAAACCGATATATTCATATGTGACGTACGGGACGCAGTTCTTACCCTCACCAGCGTCAACTGGTTCAATCAAGTCATGCTGTTCGGAAATGTTGATGATTTGGCCGCTAGTAGGCTCTACGGTACGCCATTCGGTTTGCATGAGGTCTTTCACAAGAACAGTGTTAGCGGGAACGTTCAGAACCTTAGCGACGGCCTTAGCGGTCTTATCGTTGATAGTGCGAGTGTAGGGAATTTCCACCGTTTTCTCTTCGCCCTGAAGCGTATCAAGATTCATAACGATAGCGATTGCCTTTGTGGTGCGGTTCTCATACTTAGTAGTCATTGTCTTTTTCCTTTCTAATCTTTTTGAAGTTCCTGAATAGTGGGCTTTCAGTTTCTCCGACTTGCCGCGAATCTTTCGCATTCGCTTCAAGTTTGCTATTTGGTTTTCAAGGTTCCTTGTCTTTCGACACATTCAATATACACCCATTCGGGCTAAAAATGTCCGAGAACTTTTGTCTACAAATTTTCAACACATATTACTAAAAGAAAAATCCGTAACACGTTTGTGCAGTGTTACGGATTTTTCTTTTAGTAACATTTGCCAGTCACTTTAGCACAGTAGAGCGCGATAGCGTTGAACCGCCCTATATATCAGTGCGGGCGTGCGGGCGCGTGCGCGTATACGTGAAATTTTTTCCCGCGCATACGCGCACATTTACGGGGAGTTTCTCGGAAAAAACTACCCGGTTCAAATTTCAGGGTTTATCTTATCCCCTACCCGGTTTAATTTTCCGCGTCGTGGTTTCCCCCACCTTCATACTTACAGATATGGTCTAGGCTATTGATTAAAGTCTCCAAAGACTTTTCAATCTTGCTTAAAGTTTCAGTAAACTTCTCAATGGTTTTATTATAAAGATAGAATAATACACCACAAGCAACAATAGGAAAACCGCAACTGTTAATGACTTGCACAATAAAATCAATTTCATTCATAATAAAACCTCCTTTAATCAAGTTCTATTGTTACCCTTCCAGTAAGAATTTTGTGACTACCATTGCTAGTATTGTTATTAGTATTGCTATTAGTATTTTTATTGTTGGTAGAATCATTGCTTTTTGCTCCTGCGTATTTCTGCCACGCTGCTTTATCCATAAACGCTAAATTACCATCTACTGAAATTCCGTTTAATTTAATTTGAGAATTAAACTGATTCAGACTAGAAGTAAACTGCCAAATCGCCGCAAATTCCCACGGTGAAATATTGTAAGGAATATCAGAATCAATAAATTTGGTATAGTTTTCAGGGTACCCAGCTACCCATAAACCGCATTTCTCAGGTATCCATGAACCGTTAAAATCCGCACAATGAGACGCGGAAATATAAAGCATAGGCCAAACTCCGCTAAGTTTGTGAAATTTGTTTAAGAACAATTCGCACCATTTAACATCATTGTTTTGACCCCAGACTTCATAATCTAAAACGGGAATACCTTTTTTGATATAGCCTAAACAATTATCGTAGAAATATTTAGCTTCCTCTTCTGCATTGTTGTTATTAGCAAAGTGGTAAAAGCCCCACAATATTTTTTTCTTAATACATTGCTGTACAAAGCCGTCACAATATTGGTCTACAAAATTATTTCCTTCAGTAGCTTTAATTATGCAAAAATCAATCGGTAAATTGGCAATCTGTAAACCAGCTTGCCAATTACTAATGTCAATACCTTTTAACATAGTTACTGAATAGTTTTAGTCGGCAGAAAAATAGCAGACGAACCCGCAACCCAATTAATAGAAATATCCCAATTAGATTGCGCGAATACGGCTCCGGGTGTAGTCATTTGAACTAAGTTACCAGTTCCCGTATAGCTAACGCCTGTTCTAAAATGAACATTTCCATGCGATTCAATTGCATTCGATGTACCTGTGCTAAATGTACAATCGCGAAAATATAGCGTACCATCTAGGAATTTTCGCACCACGTAATCATTAGTATTTTTAAAGTTGATATAAGAGAATGAAGCGTCGCACATAAACGGCATGATAATGCTACCGTTAATAGTGCATCTATTATTTGTATCATTTGATTGCATTACAAGATTTGGCCCTGCTTTTGCGTATCGCACTGATTCATTAAACGTTCCCGGCATTAAATTAATTGCATTGCTAAAAGGATTATTACAAAAATGCATTAAACCTTCTGCAATTGTCGAAAATGGAGCATCCGTGCTTCCATCTGCATAGAAATTAGTAAGTGGATTTAACGCAGGATTACAAATTGATTTTACCGGATAGGCGTATGCATCAATATCATCTTGAATAGTGTATACATTTCCTTTCTTTAATCTAATCGCCCCAACAAACTCATATTTATAAGTGCAATTGTGATAATATCCATTGCTTAAAACGTAGCAAGTTCCATCGTCGGCAATAGTAATAGTTTCAACTTCTTGTGCATCCATATATCCAATAGTTTCGCCTAATGCTGTTGTCATAATTAAATTGCCCTCAATATCATAAGATTGAATAAAATTTGGGTCAAAATAAGGAACATAGAAAATGTTATCGTGTACTATTACACCCTGATAACGCGGTTTTTTACCCTGTTGAAATGGAATTGTAAAGACAAATTCTACTTCATTTGTTTCTGGGTTCCATTCATAAACATTGTGATTGCCGTTTACGTTTCCGTTGCAATAATATTTTTTGGTTATCTTGTCATATGAAACTGAATACACGTTGAACGGGAGATTGTATTGGTTAATTGTTTCTAAATTTTCCAGATTAACTTTGTAAATCCATGGAACCTGAACGTTTGCTGTATAATCGCTCATAGGTGCAACATATAAATATTTTCCATCAAAACAAATAGCATTGGCATGACCCCATTTAACATTATTAGCGCGTCGTGAAACCGCCTTTGTTGATAATGATGCAACTTCCACAATTCCAAAATTTTTATTCTCAGTATCTTGCGCGTATCTTAGAATAAGGTCATTAGAAATAAGGCAGCCTCCCTGCCCGACATATTTATATAGATGACAAAAACGACCGATATAATCAGGCTGTACATACCCTATAAATCCTTGCCGCGCTGCTACAGAATCAATTGCAGAATCAATTTTATTATCCGCTTCAATTCTATCTTCAATTTCTTGCGCTAATTCTTCTTCATATTCATTAATAAGCTGCGAATTTCCTGTAATACGTTCATCAAATTCCTGTACTTCTTGCCTATATTGCTCAACTTGCGAATTATAATTTCCAGTTTGCGCCCAAAAACTTTCATTATTAATATCAATACCAACTGGTACAAATTGTTTAGATGTAAATGAATTACCTTCATGTAAAACAATTGTAAGTGGCTCATAAGTTCGCGTGTTATTCCATTGTGCAGGGTCGGCGAATAAAGGAACGTATCGCGCACCAATATATTGAGTAACTCCCATTTAAAACCTCCTTTTTAACTAATTTGTAAACCGATGCATGTTACATGCACTGTGCAAGAAATTGAATTTGCTTCAACTGGGTTAGTTGAAATATTTTTAAAAGTAACATCCACGCTAGTGTTGCTTAAAACCCATCTACGTAATACATATTGAGCATTTGCAGTCCCACTAATACCTATTGACCTAATGCCGATAGGCGTAAAACCGTCGGGAATAGTTAAAGGTATTGTATACGCCACATTTCCATTTGCGCTTACTTGTGCTGTGTTAAATACAGTATTACTTATATCTTCTGTAATTAATGCTATCGAATTTTTGTATGCTATGGTTCCTAAATTATTATTTAGTGTGTCTATATTATCTTCAACTGCATTTACTTTATTAGTTAAAGTGTTGTTTAAATCTGTAAAATTAGTTTGTAGATTATTTACTGAACTTTCTAATTCATTAACTTTAGTAGTTGTTTGAGTGTCAAGAATTGTGAAATTTGTTTGCAAATTTTCAATTGCAGTTTCAACTGTTTCAAAACCATTCTGCAAAGATTCAACGTTATTTTTAACAATTAAAAAATCTGATTGTAGTTCGTTAGTTGTACTTTCAATTTCAGAAACTTTTTCAGTTATATTTTCTATAGTTGGTGCTAAAGTGTTAAATTCATCAATTAATGCGATTTCACCGGGGCGCATAGGTTGAATTTTAGATATTGCCATTTAAAATCACATCCTCATTAAGATTAGTAAATAAAGTGTCATACGTTGCATCAGTACGTTTTGATTCGGTTTCTAAGTCTGCAATAAGTTTTTCAAGATTAGTAGATTGAGCAAGCGAATAACTGTAAGTATTATCAATAGCACCATCAGATTCAAACCTAAGAATTAAACGCCCATAATCACTACGCCCAAAAACTGCACCAGTATCAAAAGTTATATCACTCCACGAATCAGGAATATATGCACAAAAATACCCATTGTCAGTAAGCCCAAAATAAACCATTTTAATTGCTTGCTTAATAATATCAGGCATGTGTTCATTAATCCACGCTTCAATTAAGTCAACATAATAATCAATAAATCCAGATTCTTTAAACTTTTCAAATTCAGCTTGTAAAGCGTCAATCATATCATGGTTTAAATTAATGTTCACATTTAACGCAGATGCATATTCGCATAATTTGTGCAATTCCATGCAAATACGCTTAATTCTTTCTTCCTGCGAATAAACGTCCCAATATAGTTTGGGGATTGTCGGAGTAAAACTAGTGAAGCCAGCGTACCCCGGTAATGAATTATAAACCATCGGCCAACTTGCCATAAAAGCACCTCCTTTTAATATCCGTTTAAATTAGACGTAAACATTGCCATGAAAAACGTTTCTAATTCATTTAAAATTGCAATATCAATATCATTGTATGTTTTTAGCTTTTCAATCTGTTCCATCCAATTGCCTAAATAAATTTCTTCATGCTGTCTATCAGTTCCATTAGACGCGTAATCTTGGTTTCCACCTAATAAAGTTTGCGGAAAATCTGAATAGATATTTCTACTCTTTCCGTATTCTGCATAAGTTTGGAAAATGTTTTGCCCATCGTCTAATGCTTTATAAGCAGGTTTGTATTTAGGCATAATCTCATTTAATTTGCGTAACAGTTCCCATTTCCATTGCTTGTATGGAACAATGCCAATTTCACGCCAATAGTACCTAGCCGTGAATTTCTTCCATAATCTGTTCCGCTGTTCTACATCGTAATAATCAAAATCCCATTCATCTAAACTAAAATCAATTAAACCACCTTCGATTAGTTCGCAAAGTTGAACAGAATAAACCGCGTGATAATCCGGTTCCATTGTAGGCGTTTCGTATGGGTCTAATGGATTGAACGCATTCACTCTGTTACCTCCATTCTATCTTTAATGTTGTGAATGAAATTATAATTTTCACTAGTATTGTCTTGTCTCCAAACTACGTTTAATTCGCCATCTAAATATTCGCCAAACCTATCGTTTAATTTCTTGCACGCTTCACGCCTACAATTTAAACCATCTAAACCTAATAAATCGTTTGGTTCTTGTTGGCTTCTAACTTCGCTTTCAATCATTCTTTCCATTTTTACAGTTTGGTTGGAAATACCTAAACACCTATAAATCTCATTCCATACATTCATTTCTTCGGCGGTTAATGCTTCGCCGATAAATGGAACATTATTTTCCCAAAGTAATTCAGGCTTCATTAAATTAATTGCTTCAGTTCCAATAATCGCAGGTTCACCACCAGCTGCTTGCTTGAATAAATTAGCCGCTTGATTTTGCATTTCTTGTGGCACTGCAAATACAAATGGAATTTTCTGATGCATACGGTTAATTTGTTTAGTTCTAATTACATCCACTAATTCTCGCGCCCAAATATCAATCTTTTCCATTAATGGATAACGCACGCGATTATCCCAAACAATTACACCATTTTTCGCATTAGCTTTAAACCTCCAGCCGTTGTTTCCAATAGCATACCATTGCGTAGGATTATCATAGACATTTGGAATACCAATTTGTGCGCATTGATTAGAGTAAAAAATTCCAGGTTGTTTACGTGGAAAAGCGATTGACGCTTGCCCTTGCGTTAATAGAATCATTTCTAAATAACGTTCGTCGCATGTTTTAGGTAAATTAATCCACTTGTAACGGTTCAATGCTAAGGCCATAATTTGTGAACGAAATACCCAAAATAATCTAGAGTTATAATCTCCGGTTTGCCAGTACAATTCGTTACGATTACAATGCTTATCTTTTACATTTCCACACCCCTTTTTTCTACTCATTTTTCACCTCCTAGTTATCATAAATAGAAATAGTGCCAATTTCATCCGGGTTTTTCCATACAGTAACACCCTTTAATAAAATGCCACCAATAGTATTAGTTGCGATATTCGCCACACCGGAACCGTCATTAATCCAAATATCCTCCGCTTTCCAAAATGTGAAATGCTTCATATAATTAAATCCGTTTTTCATATCCCACATTTGATGCAAAGCATAACCGAAACGCAAGAAACCGTCTCCAGCTTGTTTAATCGCGCTTTTAGTTTGCGTGCGAATATTCAAGCGCACTCCGCGACGTTGCCAAATATCTTGGTAATTTTTCGCAGTATAATCGCCTTGTCTAGTCGGCCTACCTAACCGCGATGCTTTATACATTGCTTCTGCATCACGTTGCGCCTGCCGTAAATTAAACTTGTTTGCAGCGATATTTGCATCACGCGTCCAGTCTGCATTATTTGTCTCAGTGTTTTGCGTGCGAACTGCGTTTGCATTATTGGTGTTAACTGTATTACCTGTAATTTGCGTTGCTGCCGCAGTGCTAGTGTTAGTGTTATATCTTAATGTTTCATTTGTTAACTCCATTACTTTTTTAGAGTTGTCACGCGTATCTTCATTAATATCGCGCATTGTATCACGCGCGTTTTCAAATTTTCTTGTATTTACATCAATAACTAAACTTGTAATATCAGTTGCGTTTGACATACCGATATAAGTATTAGCTGCAATGGCAAAAGCATTAAGACCAGTATCAATAATTGTTGAAGTGGCGGCGATTGCGCCAGTTGCAGCCATTGAAGCAGGGTCTTTACTAGGATTTTTTACTGCTGCTGCCGCAGAATTTGTTACAACATTATTTACACCATGCGCAACTGTTACACCAGCGTTTACTGAACCAGCTAAACTAGCATACTCGTTGTTAATTTCTGTAGTATAGAACGTTAGCCTGTTATCTTGGACGTAATCAGTTTCTATTTTAGAAATATTTTTAGAAGTAACCTCAATATTTGTTAAGCGGTTTTCCGTATTAATTTGTCTATTAATTCCTTCTGTAGCAGATTGCAAATCAGGATTACCAATTTGCCCTTTATCATCATTAGCTGTATATCCAGTGATATTTTTAGATGCATTGTTTTCTATTGTTTGGTTATTATTAGAAGTAACTCCATTTGCAGCTACATTAGCTGTATTAGTTACCATTGTATCTTTAACGTTTTCATAATTAGTGTTTGCAAAACGCGTTGCATTTTGATAATCGCCGATTGCACGCAAACGTTTATTCTGCATTGCACCTGCATTGTTATCGGCTTCAAATTCAGCGCTTGCGCTAACGTAAATAGAATACGTGGGAATATCCCAGTTCATCATATATTTACTGAAGTCGCTTTCCCACATTGTTTTAGCCACATTAGAATCATTAATATTCTTCCATGTGTAATTGAATTGTCCATTTCCGTTAATTCCAGTAAAGAAAACATTATATCTAATAAATGGGAACGCTAATGCAATTTCCTGATGCATTTGCATGTTTCCGCAATTTTCAATATTTACATTAAATGTATTGCCATCATCGTCTGTAATTTCTAAAAACGAGTATGGACTAGTGTAAAGTTTCGTAATTTCTTTATATTTATCGTCAAAATTAAATGCCGCTTTAGAAAATGATAAATTTAATGTATTGGTAGTTTTATAACATTGATGAAGTATATAATTTTCATAATTAAAACCCTCACCCATGCTAAACATGCTTTCATCTAAAATAAAAACCGCTTGAATGCCACGGATGAAATTTACGCGTTTATGCGCCATTGTGTTGAAAAACGCAGACGCATCTTTTGCATCAATTGCATAAACATAATTTCCATTAAATACTAAATTATCTTGTGCTAGCAAACCGCGTATAGGTAAAGATGCATTTGAATAATCAGTGTTTCCATATTTCCATTCATAATCATTTACTTCAATTTGATAGCCCCATCGCATTTCATTATTCGCATAAGACGGCGGCGTGCTATTACCAGAATAATCACTACCTCCAAAATTATCAAAATCACTTTTAGCATATGGTGCAGCGAATAAAACATATTTTTTACCATTTCCAATAGGCGTAAAATTAGACGCTGCAATTACACTCTCACCCTTTTGGTAATTAAAATCATCTGCTAATAAATATTCATTATGTTCTAACGGATTAGCTAAATAGGTATCAACTGAAATTTTAGACATAGGCGCATGCCCACGCTCAAGCATTAAATAATTAATGTCTACAGAATGAATGAATGTTGTCCAATAATCTAATACTAAAATGAATTGTGTGGTATTAGGCGATAATTGGTTAATATCTTCAATAAAATAATACCATCTTTCTACTCTAGTATTTTTGTTTTCATAATCAATTGGCTCTGCTTCGCTAGTTTGCATAGGCATATCGATAACCGCATAATTATATTTATATGCATCATTATATGGAATAGGTAATTGTATATTAGTTTCAGGCGTTTTATTGAATTTAGTTAAAAGCGGTTGAATAGTACCAGCTTGTTTATCAAACCATGCATCACGTAATTCATCTGAATTAAAATAAACAACATCAGCGTAATTACTATTCCATAATACATTTAATAACTTTACCGATACTTGCCCACGCCAACGATAATAGTCAAAATTGTTTTCATATTTATATACATCAACACCTGATAAATTATCTGCGTCACTTACACCAGGAAATTGTGTATCGTCTAAATGAGGAAATTCTATATTCATATAAATCTCCAATTAAAAAGTATGCAGACCCCTTTTATAAGAGGTCTGCATTTTTACTTATTATTCCGTGATGGTTACAGTAACAGTATCATTGAATTTCTGCGTAGCACCAGACGGATTAATGTAAATGGTAGTTCCCTTAATGGTAATTACCGCACCTTCGGGTAAATCGTCCTGCGTATGTAATACGTTGTAATTATCAACATACGTGAACGCCGATAACTGAATAGGCGCATTAGAATCATCAGCACAGGTTAACTCATAAGTGACCGCATCAGGCTTGACGGAAATCGCATCACCAGTTGCGCCAGTGATAGTGCCCTGCAATTCGACATTAATCGTGGTGGTTTCTCCGGCCTTAATCTGCGCATCCTCAACGGTCATTTCAACTCCGGTGACACTCTGCGTTGCGGTTCCCGTTTGCGTTCCTGCTTCGGTGGTGAAGCAAATAGCGGGAACGAACGGCGAAACAGAATAAACACCCCAATGATGCAGCCAATAAGTAGTGTTCAAAGTCTCAGGGTTATAGAAACTAGTGTTCTGATAATTAGTGTCATTGCAGACAAAGAAATCTTCAGTGGTTAAAAGTGCAACCATATTCGGTACGGGGAACTCATCAACAATGATTTTACGAACGCGCACATCTGCCACATCCATATTGAACAGAATACTTAAAGTATTCACGTTAACAGATGCATTGGTGGCCGGGGTTACCAAAAGCACTAATTCTTTTTCATCAGCAAACACGGGAATATCGGTAATGTTCTGCGCGTTGTATAAAGTAGACGGGAATTGCAGCATTCCTGCATACGTCTGAATTGCAGTTAAAAATTCCTTGCCAGTATCTTCATCAGTGGGAACGGCCGATAACTGATGCTTGAAAAAGCCCCAACGATTCTCATATTCTGCGATTAACTGCAACATAATACGGTATTCATCATATTCATCAGAATTCATGGGAACCTGCATGATTTTTGCGATAAGATTATTAATACCATATTCATCAACAAAAGCAGTACGCAACTCGTCGTAATTTACCGTGATAGGATAACGGTCACGACGGTTCTGGGAATGATACCACGCTTGTGCCTCAGGGCGATGCATCTTTAAAAGAGTTTCGGAATCATCCAAATAAGAATGAGCCTTAATCCACTTCGGTGCAATTTCCTGAATAGTCTGACCATAATTTAACTTTTGTCCCTTAAAAACTGCCAGCTTATTTTTCCACGCTTCGCCGCGTACATAAGTGAACGCAATACGATTAACAAGAATATCCATAAACTGATTGAAATACTGCCTATTCATTGGCATAAATAAAGAGTCAATAGTAGAAGCAATATTCTGTTGGGTTGGCTCCGGAATGCGCTGTTGGAAATCATTCGTAGCCGATAACCAAACCTTTTCTAAAATTGTACTGTTACGCTGCGCCATAGGTTTTACCGCCTTTCATCCAAAGATAAATCCATATCTTCAATTTCTACAAAATCATCTGCAAAATCATCTACATCATTAGAATCATCAGACTCGCGAATAATTGCACCATTATCAACAAACGCGGAAATAGCACTTTTTACATTAGCTAATGCATCACGAATTTCAGATAATTCACCCTTAAAATCTCGCATCATTTCTAACATATCATCTTCGCAATAATCTTCATCCCTAATTTCATCTTTAGTTTCTTCCTCACGCGTATCATCGTTATTTTCCGTAGTCTCTTCATCCCTAATTTCATCGTCCATAAAATAACTCCTTTTTTCCTTAATTTACCCCTTAATACACGGAACGCCGAGTGCAGAATCACTGCACCCGGCTATTGTATACCACATAATAGCAACCTGCGCAACTAAAAGTGGCTCAATGTGCACCTACCACGCGGGAGACGGTATTTCTACCCATTGGTGTCCCTAGCTCGCGTTACTTGTCGCTAACAGGTGTATCACATGGTTTGTTCTTTATACCATGTATTACATAATCATTTATCTTAATCACGCAATCTTCACATATATGCAAAACCATAGCATATGCAGAATTTTCATGCATATAAGGAATATTCATTTCAAATAAATCGTGTTTATCAAATACTTCATTTTCGCAGGTATCGCAAAAATATTTAATCATTTTTTCTATCTCCTTTAATCAATTTATTGTATTCGCGCATTAATGCGTCCCTTCTGCGTTTTTCGTCTTCTATTTGTATTCGCAATATTGCATTATCAGTTTCAAGCTGTAGAATAACGCTTTTTAATTCTGCTATATATTCTTTAACATTGTTTGCTGCCATTATTCATCACGTTCTTATATTTCTTTAGAATTTTCTTATATTCTTTAAACCAATATTCTTTATCTCTTCTTACAAGAGTAGTGCAATCTATTTGTCTATAATACCACATTTTATATATATCGGCTGCATCTTTCCATTTATTAATTTCATTTTCTTTTGACTCTATTTCGTCTTTAAATTTTTTTAATATTTCCATTAATCCTATAAATTCTTCAAAATCAACTACTACCGAAAAAGCCAACTATCTCACCCCAAACAAATTAAGAATTTCAATAAAACTTTCTTTAATATATTGGGTTTCAAACCTTACAATTCCCATGTAATACATATCAACAAAACCTTTTAGAGTTTTTTCCATACGTTGCGCCATAATATAATTTACCCGATTATCGCTAGCCGTTAGCGCAAATACAACTTTTGAATTATTTGGTATGTTTGAATTTACGTACAAATAACCATTTAATTCATCTATCCAAATACCATACTGTCTTTCTTTATAAACAACGCCAAAAGAAAATTTAGCATTTTTTGGCTTCTTAAAAACAAAATCTTCAGTTCCCATGTAAAACGTATTTGCAGCAGAAATTACACCATCTAAAGTTCCCGATAGCATTCTACCTGCTACCGTGTTTTCCATTTTTGCCTTTGCGTATTCATCATCTTTTACATAATGCAATAGCATATTTTTTCCATCATGCCATGTATAACCATACTGCGGTTCATAGATTCTATATCTCTGAAAATATGGGTTTAATAAATCGACTGCATTACCTAATAATATTACGCGCGGTCTTTTCTTATCCGGTGTATTCGGAATTTCACGAGACGTTGTGTCTACAAGATTAGCCAAAATAGAAAATTCATTTGCTAAATATCTATCATAAGGCGATAAACGCTTATCGATAATAGCTTCATCTAATATAATTCTTTTTACTTTATCATATGTATTTCTTTTTACTTTTTGTGCTTTTGACATTGCTAGATAATATCCGCATAATTCCCATTTTGGTTTTAGCTGTTTATTCTTTTCTTTTTGTGATAACTTTTTAGCGATATATGCATAGCCACCTTCTGCGTTAAACATATAATCAGGAAATTCATTATTAGAATCTATTTTAGAAAAATACCCTGAAACAAATCCAGTTAAATCCGTTTTGTTTCTTACAAGTTCAACAAATTTACTTCCATCTTTTAAATAATCTCTAATTAATTGTAAACGTATCCCATAAGTTTTGCCGATACCACGCCCACCGACAACCATAGTTACATCAGCATTATAAGATAATGTTTTATTCCAGTCATAATAATTTATGCTAGTAGAACTTTCTTCCATGTGAAATATCCTTTTTCATCAGGTGCAAGTTTTTTAGTTCTAACAAACCATGCCCATTTTCCAATTTCACTCATTGAATCACATACCATAAATATATCTCTATGTTTCCAATAAGTTTTAGAATCTAATACCCTGCATCTAATAATATATTTTTCACTACTGCAATTTAACATGCACAATTTTTCCCACAACCTTTTTATGAAAAATATTAATCTTTTGCGCAATTGCAAAAATATCTAAACCTTCTACATCAATTTCGTCAATATTATAAACACCATATGCCGAATACCATTCAATAGTTAAAGTTTTAAAATCCATAATAAACCTCACAAATATTTTCCAACGAGCCACAATATACCGATGGCCACATTTACTATTAACGATATGCAAGCTGCAAATTTTACAAGTATTTCCATTGCTAATTCAAATTCGTAAAGAATATATTCGTCTTCATTTTTAAGCAGATATATTTTTTTCATATTTTATCCCTTCAACACTTTCTATTATTGCTTTTCCATTACGCACCGATAAAAACTTTTCCCCATCATCAACAATTTTTCCTAATGAACGTAAATACATAACATTTTCTATATTAGTTCGCTTATTTGTATCGCCTATTATTCTTCCTGATTCATACAACGCTATTGCTTTTCTGCATCTACATTTATATGTATTGCCTAAATAATCCGTTATTTCATCTTCTAGCATTTCATTAGTAGACGGCTTTTTTCTTTCTAGTGTAAAGCACAAATTATGAGAAATATTAACATTATAACTTAAAACCCACGGCAATATTTCTTTATAACTATATTTACTTGCTAAGTCATGTATAAAATTTTCTATAGTATACATTCCAATTGGCCGAGATAAACCAGCGCATGTTACATGAACTTTTCCATCGCAAGATATTGATATTCTCGCTTTATTCCACGCTTCAAAATGGTATGCCCATGTTTCAAAACCGCCGCACATTTCAGCTTCAAAACAACCGACGTTTTTTAAATCGCTTACATAGCCAGGAAATAGTTCTCTTATTCTTTTTTGAGTTCTGTCAATCGCTGTTCGTATAGCGTCATGTAACAATTGAAGTGCGGACAAAATGTTCTCAATTGTAATATCTTTGCCAATAATTGTAGCTTTAATTGAATCTGTGTCTCCTCCCGTAACTCCGATTCTTTTTCCAAAATTTTTGTAAAGCAATTGGATGGCGATAACAAGATGCATTCTTGACCCTCCGACAATTCGCATCCCATAATTATAGAGTACTTTACATTTAGTTTGAGTTTTTTCATCGAAATTCTCCTTAGTCGTTTTAGTTAATTCATCTACATATAATTCACCATCTTGTATGGCAAAATCAGGTTTATAAATATCTTGCGCTTGTGTTCCATATATTCCATTAAACATACCTTTTACAGTTGAATTGTAATAGCTCTCAAAAAATTTAGCATTACATAACCCATCGCGTAAACTATTAGAAATTCCTTCAGGAATAGTTTCAGATATTTCATCAGTATATGGTACTCCTTCCACATACTTTTTATTAATCTCTTTTGCGGCACTTTTTGTTTTAAATAACATATTACTTTGCAAAGTAACATAATCAGGCGGTAACATCCATTTGCTAGTTTGCTCACCAAATAAAACTGAAATATCGTCAAAATCGTAAACTTGACCGATACACCATAATTCAATTTCAGATAAATATAAAATACAACTATCAGCAGAATATAATTTACTAAAAGCAAAAACAGGATTAATCACTTCATCATGCCACCCGCTTAACCTTAAATATTTTTCTTGCAATTTATCGCGTTCATTACTACCTATATCTTTTTTAGATACCGCAGTTCCAAATTTACCTTCAGGTATTAATGCGATTTTCCACGCGTCAAATGCACTACCCTTTTTCAAACGTATATTAGTAAACTGAACTCTATAATGAAACGCAACATTAAATGGTTTCCAATATCTTTTTAAAACTGATTCTAAACTTTTATTTATTGTATTCTTTGCTATTTCAGTCATTAATTCAGTATCTTTACAAATTTTAAAATGTTCGGGAACATAGCGACCGTTAATAAATGCATGGTGCATACTTGTTACATCTAAACTAGCAACATTGGAAACCATTTCATTTGCATATAAAGCACTTGTAAAAGTAAAACCGCCACGAAAACAACTTTTTCTTAAAGCGTATTGTTCAAATGTTTTAGGTAATTCATTCATACAAGTTTTTTCAAACATCCACAACAATGAAATAAACTTGCCATCCTTCTTTTTAATATATAATTTACCTATAACTCTTTCGGCCATTTTTCGTACTAATGATGTTTTAGTTAAAACACTACAACCTAAATCGTTTTGCTCAAGCCATTCATTTGCATTCAAAAGATATGATAAATATGCCGGAATAACTTGAACGTCGCGTTTTGCATAATCTAATTCTTGCTCAGTTAATTTTGTATAAGGCGTTCTTATTAATGAATAATCCCAACTTTGTAATTTATCTAATCCACACGTTTCACCCATTGCATTTAATCCGCGCATTTCTAAATGAAACGTATCCCAAAATCTTAATATTTGATTATCATTTTCATCTAATAAATCTAATGTATAAACATTGGTAGACGATTGAGCGCAAACTTTCATATTGTATTTTTCATTCAAAGCATATATAATAGTTTGCATATCAAACATAAGATTATAAGCGCATATTATTGGAATAACATTGGATTCTATACCCCATTGAATTATTTCATCAATATAATCAAGTGCTTCATTTTCAAACCTTATAAAAGAAACTTTATCATCTTCATCAGGCGAATAGTGTTTTAAATCAACATATCTAACATCATTAAAAATATAACAAATACAAATGGCTTCAGCATCAAATGAATTTCTGCCTAAATTAGTTGTTTCAGTATCATAAATTGCAGCGATTGAATATTGACGCTTATCTTCCATTTCTTTTATACGTCAATCATACTCAACAAATAATCAATATAATCAGGGCTTTTTTCCGTCTCAATCTCTTGCTCTTTTCCAGCGCGTTGTAATGCATCTTGAGCTTCTTGAGTTCCCATAATAATATCAAACGCTTCTTCTAAAGATTTTACGCCTAATGCATCCATAATATATTGGTTTCTACTTAAAGCGTCTTTTCCCTGCCAAAATTCCATAGTTGATGCATAAAATATTTTTACTTCAGATTTTGATAATGATGAAACACCTATTTCACTAGATAATGATGCTTGATTAATTTCCTGTTCAAATAATTTATTTCTTCTAAATTGAGTCTTTGCATCAATATTATATTCACGCATAGCAAACAATTCTTTATTGCTAGGCTTATACGCTGCAACATCTAATTCAATTTCTTCTTTTTTCCCACTAGCGTATCTAATTACATTTTCCAACTGTTCTTCAGAATATGTATATTTTTTAGTGCTCCTATTTATATATGAAGCCTTCTTCATACTTTCTAATTTATCTATCAATGCATTAGCATTAGAAATATTAGCTGCACCTGAAATTTTTCCACTCTCAATATTATTTCTTAAATTATTAATTCGCCTTGTAATCTTCTTTCGCTGTTCGCTTCTTTTATATCCTTCTGTTTCATATCTGCTTTTTCTATTGCTTTCTTGCGCTACTCTTTTAACTCCTTTTGCCACAATTCTATACCTCCTTAAACTCAAATAGGGAATGCTAAAAACAAATTAGCATTCCCTATTGTTATTAATTGGTAGGCGTGGCGAGACTCGAACTCGCAAGGAATAATCCGATAGATTTTAAGTCTATTGTGTTTGCCAATTTCACCACACGCCCAAAATTATTTTAATCGCAAAGAACTGCGTTCTTAATAGTGTTGCCATTCGGTAGAGTCTTGGAAACAATCTGAATTTTCAGATAACCTTCTTCAGTAGAGTTTTTACCCATATCTTCAAAAATATACATGATGAAATTAATGTCACGTGCAATGCCATCAGATTGAGTGAAATAAGCACGCCCATCAATATCAATCAAATAAGTGTTCTGACATTCAGTATCAGGCGAACCCTTGCGACCCTTGCGAATACCAGGCGTAATAATAACATCACAAATATTAAGAATAGTATCCTTGGGAATATCATTCAAAGAATCAGCGTTAGCAAATGCACGTTGCACCTTAATTTTTCCCTGCACAGAATCCATATCAAGAGTGGATACAAATTGATTCTGAATACCGGAATTTACATTAGCCATGTTTGCAAGTTCGTTTGCCATAATAATTACTCCTTAATTTCAACTTTTCGGCCAGTTGACAAATCTTCACCATAAAGATAAGTTTTTTCCTGCGCTAATGCTTCATTTAAAAAGTGTTCCATATCTGCAATAAATTCATCAGTGTCAAACCAAACCATATTATAATTATATTCACTACTGACGTTTCTTGCTTTTATTTCACGCTCCAAAGCATTACGTCCTTTTTGCACTAAACAATCATATCTTGCCAGTGCGCTATTTAACGCAAGCAATTTGCATCACCTCCTTTCAAAGATATAACATTTTCATATACTTCATTGGAAGATAAACTAGTTTTTATAGCATATTTATCTAAACAATCTTCAAACGCTTTGCAAAATGAAAAAACATCTACAGTTGCTCCAGTAAAACTTGCAACTGAAACAGCATCCAAAAACGAATTAAATATAGAATGCAATTCAAGCGTTCTTTCTGCCACTTTTCTCATGTTATTTCCCTTCAATTATTTTTCTTATTAAAGCCTGAACTAACAATTTTGAATTAATGTATTTTGCTAGTTCCAGGTTTAAAATAGAAACAACAAAAGATATATTTTTTCCAATGCAGAAAAATAACAATTCAGCTAAATTATTTTTAACTCTATTATCTAGCTCAGAAATTTCTTTCATAGAATTAATAGAATTTAAATAATCATTTTCTATATATTTTATAACCATATTTACGCCTAACTTTTTTCACACAAAAATAGCACGGAAATGCCCAAACAAAGTTAAACCATATTGTCAAAGTTCATATTCTACTATAACAGTACAAGCTATTTTGTCTAGTGGTCAAAAATGGCGTTTTG